GCTCTTGTTGGAGTACAAATTTTTTCAGTATTTGGTGTCTCGCTTGGTGTTTGACAATCTTGTTTTCCGTCAGTGTTTGTACAATTTGTACATCCATAGGGAAAAACACCATAAATACCAGTATTGTTCATAAAGGCTTTATTTTCTATTGTTCGAACACTTGTATCATTTGCAAGCCAATCAGGACCACCAATCAAATCTATATGCATAATGCAGTTTACACCAGCAATACAACTTAAATCAAGCCCTTCATTAGCACCTTTAGGAACATTTGTGCTCCATTCAAATATATTAACACCTGTAGGCCAACTTTTTGATGGACAGTTTTGAGGACCAGTTCCGAACGATACATTACCCGAAAATTGTAATGTAGGTGTATAAGACAAAGTATCGTTTGGTTTCAACCATACAGACCCCTGCAGTCCTGAACCTACTGGAATACCAAAAATGCCATCAACAGATTGAACCCAAGTGGAATCTGCTGGTGAATTGATTGTTAGAAACATTTGAACGCTGTCTTTAGTTGAATTTACGACTTCAAATCCTGTGTTTCCGAAAGTAGGGTCAGGAGGAAAGTTATTACTGGTTGAGCAATTTTTCCATAGAATTGCTCCTGCTATTACAAGACCAATTCCGATTAAAATTTTTGTAATTTTTTTCATTTTGAAAGTTTATTATAAATATTATAAAAAATCTTTAGTGTAAAATTTACCTAAAATGTTATCATTAAAATAACCATCAGGATTTTCTAATACACTATATTCAAATAAATACTTACATTCATAGTAAGTAAGAAGTTTTTTATTAGGAACCAATTGTAAAATCTCACGGGTAAATTCCTCTTGTTTACCTCCTTTTATGAGCTCTAAAATTGGTTTAGCAGAGCCATAATAGGTTTTCCAGTCCGATTCTTTTGCTACCACTTTAGTGGCTGACTTCCTGCCTGGTCCTGTTTGTTCTGCTATTTCCTTTTTTGTTAATTTTTTCTTTACGTTATGGTAAAGAACTTTTTTTCCAATATATGCTTTACCACTTGGAATATGTTTTACAATGTAAATAAAACCAAATGTATCTTGAGGAAAATCTTCAATTGAATTATAAAACTTTTTTGTTAATAACCCACTGTCACTGTCTGTTTTTGAAAACCAATTATTATCCATAATTTATCTATCTATATTTACTAAAATTGTTGTGTCTGTTGTTGGTGATAAAGGTAGAGGTTGAGATAATTTCCCTACGGCTAATAATTGATAATTATCATCATAAAGACCTACTGTTGTTATATATGGAGAAAAATAGGAAGCAGTGGCAAATCCAAGTAAATAGGGAGCTGGAGTGTAAAAATTTCCTATTGAACTAGTTACAACAGTACTTCCTGAGGTTATACTTGGGTTTTGGGTAAAATTAAATTCATTATCTCTAATAGTACATTTATATTGAGTTTCATATATTGTAAGTGATGATGAAAATGAACAAGTAACATTTGATGATGTTACAAAATTTTCTACTATTATAGAATCCGTAAAACCATAAAAAGAAGAACTATATATTGCTGTTCCGTAAAAATCTTTCTGAGGGATTGAATCACTAGTAATTACAGCAATACCATGTCCATAAAATATATTACCACATATTTTTCCTGAGGAACTAAATATTAGGTTTCCTTCTCCATCATCATATATTGAGCCGCTATCTGCTGTCCAATAAAATGAATTTGGAGCTATGTAATTACCAAACATACCAACAGGAACAGATAAAATTCCTATTTGAGAACCTGATACTGTGGGAAAATATTTGGGAAATGTTAAAGTAGTTTGAGGATAATTATAATATCTACCGGCTGATGAAGAAGGTGATAAATATACATCTCCACTAGAATCAGAACCTATATATAAACTAGCTGTAACTACAGGTGAACCATAGCTTTCAGTCGCATTTAAGTAATTACTATAATATAATTGTTTAATAGAATTATAAACTAATTCTTGATATTGAATAGTAACTTGTCCTGTTGTTGGTGCGGATTGCGAAAGGAAAGGGTGTGATTGAATATTATTACCTAAATATCTATCAATCCCAACAGAAGAAGCTGTTAAAGCAGCAGCTCCTAAAAAATTAAAAGATTTATTAACCTCAAAAGGGGCTACAATTATATCAGTAGATAAAAATGATTTGTAAGCACTCATTCATTTTAAAAGTCTAATTTAACTCTTACTAAAGCTTCTTTTGTAAAATCTTTAGGTAAAGGTCTAGAAAGTTTAGCAACAGCTAATAATTCATTATTATCATTGTATAAACCAATAGTTGTAATAAATGTTTGAGGATTATTAATAAATTGAGTATATACAATATTACCTGAACCTGAGATAAAACTTGGGTTTTGTGAATAGTTAAATTGTGAACTTTTAGGTCTTACGAAAACAAAATCTGAAGAAATTGTTTCTTGAGAATTTAATAAAAAATTACCTGAAGATGAAATTGCTTGATATAATGAAGTATTAGGAGTTTTATTAGGGGCGGATGATGCTGTTACTGAACCACTAAAAGTAAAAGCAATACCTCCACTAACAGCGGGAGCTGCTAATGCTAAAGGATTTAATAAAATTACTCCAATATCGGGTAGTAACCAACCATAAGAACCTGAATTAGCTGAATATCCATCAGCAGTTGTTGCAGAACCTGTAAATTTAGTTCCTTGTGAACCTGAAATAAGTTGAAATACTCGTTGACCATTTATTTGTTGAATAGCTGTTACATATCCACTATTATCAGTAACTGTAACAGTTCCACCACTTGCAGAAATAGATAAAGCTAAAGAACCCAAGAAAAGAGCTTCTCTATATCTTGCTCTTTCAATAGATAAAGCAAACATTTGAGACGAAGTAATATTACCAAAGGTAAAATTAGTATTTTCATCACCAATTACTAAATCCTGCCATTGACCAAAGATAGTTGATGTTGGGGTTTTACCATTTACTAAAGTATTATAACAAGCACTTCCACTACCATCAGCATTTCCATAAGCTATAGCAAACTGTACAGCAGCATTAGCATTAGTAGAAGCGGTTTGATATACATTTAAATAAAATTCACCAGAAGAACCAGCTTCTTGAGTGGATGAAGTAAAAAAGGTTGTTAATGTTGTAGCGCCTCCCGACCATAAGGTAGAGGAGATAGCATCTGAACTTACTACAAAATCATCAGGTTCGAATCTTACAAAAGACATATTTTATTATTTATTAAGCTTGATTTATTGTTACTGGAATAGAAACACGAGCACCACTATCATTACCTACTATTTGTAAAGAACCAAATAAAGCAGAATTACCACCAAATAAAGTATTTACTGTTGTGGCTCTTAAATTAAGGGCAGTACCAATTACAGTTTTAGAAACACTAGTACCTATTGTGTTTGTAATATTTAAGTTTTGGACTTGAGGAGTATTAATACCTACACCTTCAAAAGTTGAAAATAATCTAACATCCGAAATAGTAAATGTGTATCCCTGAGGTTCAACCTGATTAGCTCCAAAATAATTTAATGTTTGGGGATTAATTACCTGTCCTCCTCCTTGTGGTAAATTAACTATTGAAGGTACATTTAAAATAGGTAATTTTGCTGTACCACGGGGTAATGTTGTTAATTTATATTTCATAGCTTGGGCTGCTTGGGGCAATGCCTCTAATAAAGGCATGTTCACAATAGCTTCCCCATAATAAGCAGAACCTGATGGATGAGTTGGATTGTATAATGTATAATCAATTTCATCATCTGCTAAAGCAAATTGAGTGATTCTAAAAGTACCATCATTTTTAGCTAATGCTAAACGACCTACATCAGTTAAAATAGCATCTACTGTTACTACTGAATTATTTAAATATCCCATGTTTTATTTAGTTATATGTTATAAATATATTGATTTTGTTTTTTTATATTAGAAAGTTGGTAAATTTGGTATAATATTATTAAAAGAAGTTTCAAAAGCAGATGAAATATATTCAGGGTATATATATCCTGCTCCAACATTTGGTTCACTACCCGTTAAATCCAAATTTAGCCATAATTTATTCATATCAGGGGTTTCATCAGTTATTACAAATTGATCTAAACCATTTAATGAAGAAGTAATTACAGGTCTATTTAATTTTATATAAATAGTATTTTTAGAAGTATTACTACCACCACCAAATGTAAATTGTGAAGAGGAAACTGCTGATGAACCTGAGGAAAAAATAGTTCCATTAAATGAAGTATTATACAAAAGAGCATAATGATTTTGAGTAGACTTATCTATTAAGGAAGCATAAGTACTTCCAGCAGAATTTATAGTATTAATTAATACTATATTTGAACTAGTATAAGCAAATAAAGCATAAGGTAAAGATGAAGAATAGTAAAAACTTCCTGACCAAAAAGCAGTATTAATAGCTGATGCTAATGAATTCGCTGTAGCTGCGACTGTAGATCCACTACCAAAACATACTGTACTTCCACTTACAAATGACGTATTTACTGCTGTACTTTGAGTTATTACAAATCTATATTCTGTTCCTCCATAGGTAAATTTATAAAAAGTTTGATCGGGTATTGGAAAAGAATCTGGTGATACTATAGTAAATGAACCTGAAGAAGGGGATGTAAAATATGCTACTTGGGTTCTTCCAGAATCTTCTATAATATATGCATTTGATTGGCTTTCAAAATACATTATTTGTCCTTTACGAGGAGTAATATCTAATGGAGAAGGATCAATACCTACTCTTTCTCCACCAGATTGGGATCTTTGAAAAAATCTATAAGGAAATAATGAACTAGAATATAAACCTTGATTCCAATTGCTAGAATCTGATGCTGTTATGACTGAAGATGTTCCAAAAAGAAACCAGTAAGGAGCTTGATAAACTGTGGAAACAGGATCTCTAGTATCGGTTATAGATATTGATTTAGTAAAAGGTGATAGACCGGAAACTCCCTTACCAAAAGGATTAGTATTTCCTGGTTGGTAAAATGAACCAGAAATAGTAGTTAATGGAACTGTAACTGAAGCAAAAGGATTATATATTGTATTGTCTCCCTGTAATTGGGCAATTGTTAAAGAGGGAACAGATTCTGAATCTGTTACTACTATATTTACTGTACTATCTTTAGGGAATTGACGAATACCATTAAAATAGTAAGGAGTATTATTTTTTGGTTGTAAAATACTTCCAGATTCATCAAACATATATTTTATTTTTAAAAAAGTAGCGGAACCACTACCATTCCATACATCTCCTTTTCCAGCACCACGATAAGTTAAAGCAAATGTTCCAAACTTATCAATTACTGCTGTTTTACCATATGAATTATCACCCTCCCAATTTTCAACGGTAGTTCCATCGGCTAAAGTAGCACTAGAACCCGAATTATAATACTCATTATAGTTGGCACTAGTTAATTCTTTACCAATGTATCTTGGAGATATTTGTGCTGTTTGAGTATAATTAGAATGTTGAACTTGTGCTCTTACTGCTTTTCCATCTAATATTAATTGTTGATTAACAGCAACATTACCACCATTGGTATTAAAATCAACATCCATAAAAAAATCGTTAAATCTAGCTTCTGAAGTATTATTAATTACAGCATTATAATCACTATTTTGAACATTATATATAGTATAAGGTTCAATAACAGTTAAATTACCATTAATATCATTAGATGAAGTATGAAGTTGATTTAATGATACATTAATACTTCCTGTTTGTACTAAAAAACTCCAACTTGTACCTATTGTTGCGTTTTGGAAAAATAATCCAAAAGTAGACCTATATACAGGAGATATTTTAGTAGAAGCTTTACCTGCCAAATAATTATTTAGTCCTTCTAAACTATTATTACTCCAAACATACCCCGGATTTACTGTAAAAGAACAAGTTACAGGATAAAATGAAGAAGTAGTTCTGGATTGAATTGGAACATATGCAGCACCTAAAATATTCCTATAAATTGCACCAGGTACCTCAGGATCTGTATATGATCCCGACATCATAACTATTATTGGAAACCCAGTAGAAAAAGGATCTTCACTAAATTTTACATCAAAAGAACAAGTAACTTGTATTGTATAAGGATCTGTTTGTGAACTTGGAACAAAAAAAAGACCTGCAGTTTGATCTAATGAACCTGATACTCCTGTTGTAGTTTGATAAGATCTAAATACACCATGAGGAGAAGAACCTGATACCCAATAACTATCTGGGATTTCATAAATAGTACCAGCTCCAAATAGTTTTTTAGGAAGTATTGGGTTTTTAAAGAAAGATAAATCATTACCTATAGTAGTAGGTATAACATAAAGTAAAAAATATGTGGAGTATTCCGCTATGGATACCACATCAAAATTTAAAATGCCTAAATCATCAAAATAAATTCTTAAAGTATTTAATTCTTGTAACTGTAAAGTTTGATCATTACCAAAGGAATCTATTTTTGATATTTTAATTGCTTTTATACCTGTTGTAATATTTTGTGTATTTGCCATATTTTATGTTACTGAACTTGAATCGTAAAAACAGAATATTTGTCCATTTGAAGGAGGCAGTGATGCTAAAAAGAAAGAAAAATTTATAAATGAAGAAGCAGTAATACTTGCGCTATATGCTACTAATGTAGTTGGTACTTGTAAAAAAGGATTATTTGGATTTAAACTTTGAGTTGTTACCTCTAATATAGAACCACTTAATTCCCCATCATAAAATTCATATTGAGCTGATTCAGTAAATGCTACAGGTCCTACAAGAGAAGGTGTAATACCATTCCAAACTTGAGTAATAGGGGAATATAAATCTGCTGATTGGGTTTGCCCAAATAAATTAGGCATTGAACCTCCATTACTACCAGTAAGGGTAACAATATCTTGAATAGGTGAACCTGATATTTCTAAATTTTGAAATATAAAAGGTTGATTTTGCATCTGGAATGATGCTGTAGTTTCTGTATTTACTTGAGGTACAGGATATTTGTTTCTTTCTAAAATAGTTTGTTTAATAATAACACCAGATGCTAAAGCAGATCTTGCAGGAACAAAGTCCTTCATCATTTTAAACAATGAGTTATCATATTGGGCTATTAATCTTAAGAAATCATTCCAATCATAATTTGCTTCATATTTTTCAAAATATAAATCTCTTAAAGCATCTAAAGCAGGATATGATTCTGCTGAGGATGTAATTAATCTAGGGTCACCAATATATTCTCCAATATTTAAATACCCCAAAGTTGCATTTATATCTTCATTTATTTCATTTTGTGGAGATAAACCAACTTCTAAATAATTTACATCAGGAGTATAGGAAGCACTTATTGATGGAAACTGTTGGACTGATGTATAAGTAGATAAAACTTTATTATTTGGAATATTACTTTGTGTACTACTTGTATAAGGTAAAATTATATCTTGTTTTTTAATTTTTTGAGAAATGGCATTTTGAATACCTACTGCAAATTGATCAAAAAAGATTGTTTGATAGTTGTTTATAAATGTGTAACTACCAGAAAAAGATGCTGTTGATGGAGCACCACTAAATGATTGAGAAACAGGAGTAGAACCAGTAATACCCGGATGGACAGAAGTAGAACCAGTGTATAATTCACCACCTAAAGGTATTCTATAAAATAAACTATTTTTAGAAGATTGGGAACCTTCAGCTGTATTACCTTCAATTGAGTTTGGGTTCATTACGAAAGCATTAAATGCGCTTTCACTTAAAGGGATATTATAATATCTAATTTCTTGATATGAACCACTTAAGGCAGTATAAGTTTTACTATTTATTATACTTTGAGTTCCAAAAAATAACTGACCTGCTGTATTCCAAAAAGTTGTACCTGTAAAACTAGATGATGATTGGTATGCTATAATATTACCATTTGAACCTGAGTATATTGTATTTTTTGCAAATAATTCATAATTGGTAGTACTTCCAGAGGTAGCATTAACTAATATTGACCACCAACCCCCATTATAAAAAGGTAAATAAATACTTGCTGATTGAGAACCAGTAATAAATTTTAAAGTAGCATATTGGTAATATGTATCTTTAATTGAACCTGTATATGAACCTGAGGTGTATCCTGAACCTGTATATTCTAATACAATATTAAAATTGTTTGTACTATGGTTTATAATAGATTGAGAATAAGGAATAGAAGATGTTGGTAATCCAAAAGTTCTAAATTTAAATTCTAAAGCTTTAGGATATACAGTTCCATAAGGGGAAGAAGAAGCTGTAAAGGGAATTAATATTTTAGAAGAACCAGTTGTTACATAAGCATAACTAAATTCTTCTTCCCAGTTATCAAAAGTATTTAAATTTTTATCTTTACCACCAAACTCATTAATCCTTAATTCAGTATCGGGTACACCAAATACATTCAATAAAGTTTGCAAACCATTAAGAGTACCTTTAGTTTTAATTAAATAAGGTAAAGCATGGTATATTCTTTTATATATTAATTTATTATAATCATTAATAGTGGGTACTAAAGATGCCGAATAAGAAGAGGTAACATAATTAGTTATTAAAGCATTTCCTGTAGGTAATGTTAGTCCGCCACTAGGATTTAAACCAATTAATGTGTTATATATATTATCATTAGTAAAATTACTTGAATAAAGTTTAACACCTAAACTTTCAAGCTGTTGAGCTACTAATTCTTTGGATACTCCTAAATTTAATCCTGGGGATGAATCTTGTTTATCTGTGATTGCTTTTGTATATAACCATATTTGATCAAATAATTGACCAACCATACTAACAAAAGTAATATATTTAGTATTTTGAGAATTAGATCTAATATATTCAGGAATAGTATAATATAGATTATTTTGATTATCTCGGTCGTAATTAGAAGCAGTTATTGATTGAGTAGTGTACCAATCGTTAGCTGTAGCACTATTAACATCATACAATACATAAGGAGGAGTATTATTTGATTTAGGCCATGTTTTTGAACCAGATTCATAATACAAGTAATATTCATAATCATCAAAACTAGTTATTTCTTCTTGTATCTGTTGATTTATAATCACTTTACTTTGAGAAATAGCTAATGAAGATGAGGCTGAGCCAGTAACGTCTGTTGTTAAATTATATAATTGGGCTTGTGAAGATGAAACATTTAATAATTTTAATCTAAAATTAAATAATCTTTCTTCTGCTGAAGAAAAAAATACAAAATTATTGTAATTGGTGTAATCAATATTTATATAAACACTAGAAGCAGAAATTAATGTTAATACTTGATATAAAGAAGAACTTATATTAGTATTAAAAATATCATCATAATCTTTATAAATAGTAGAATTATTTATTACACTATTTAATTCTAAATTATAATTAGGAGGACCTATTTGAGATGATGTAAAAGGAAAAATAAAATTATTTCCTAAATCAATAGAATAAGCAATTGAATCCGCGTTTTGGGTTACTACCCAACAAGTATTCTTTGTATTATATTGGGGAGGAAGAGGTTCATATAATTTAATTAATAAAGAATTATTATTAGGATCAGTATTATCTAATAATATATTTACTGCTAAAACATATTTGTTTTCACTAAAATTTAAGTAAAATTCATCAAAATATTCACCTAATCCTCTTTTAGCTTGAAACTCTTCATAATTAATAGATATTAAATCCGAAGGAATATCGTTAGACTTTAATCTAATTTCTGTTCTATCAGGTGATATTTCACTTATGTAATAGTTATTAAATTCAGAAGACCCTAATTCTAAAGTAAAAAAATTATAAACTGTTTTAACTATACCAAAAGTATATCCTGCTCTTTGTACATCAGTTTCAGGATTTACACTAATAGTAGAAACTAAAGATTGTTTTGGGTCTGTAAAAGAATCTTGTGTAGAACCACTTACTGATTGTGGGACTGGGGGTATTGAATTAGCTAATTTAGGATCTCCTATAGTAGTATAATTACTAAATCTATAATTTTCTAGAAGTAAACTATTAGATAAATCATAAATAAAATATTCAATTACGTCTGTTGCTGGATTAAATAAACTAGAAGTAACAACAGGAGTCAAAAGAGCAAGATCCTGCTGATCGAAAGTTTGAGGTTCTAAGGTTAAGGGTGATATTGGAATTACTTTAACCATTTTATAGAGTACTTAAAGATTGTTGTACGTCAGCTATTGTTTTATTTATTTGTTGTTGTTGTAATTGTAAATTTTCTATTCTTAAAGTATTAATTTCTTCAATTAAAGCATTTAAAGCATCATTTGTTTGATCTCCGCCTATATATTCTCCGCTTGTTTTTACAAGGTAAGCATGAGAATTTATTTCTCCAAATTTAGGTATTTGATAGAATAATTCTTGATAATATCTAAAAAATTCATCTACAGTAGGAACAAATTCTGTGGGTGTAGGAAGGGTTGTTGGTACTAATTGAGTAAATTGAGTGTCAATTGTAGCTTCTACTTGTGCTTTTGGAAATACTTGTTTTTTAAAATTAATTTTTTCCATTATCCATTAAGAACTTTAAAATAATAATTACTATCGTAAACAATAGTGTTTCCTTGAATTATTGTTTGAATTAATACCTTATAATATCTTTGAGGTTCTAATCCATTCATATATAATTTAAAATAACTTCCAGAAACATCACCACTTAATTTTGTAAAAGTAGTATCAAAATCGATTACAAATTCATTAGTATCTAAATCTTTAATAGCATAATATGATTCTTCTGGGAGATAGAAATTTTTTGTATATAAGGAAGATGTCTGCCAAACTTGAGTTGGGTATAAAGGAGCAGAATTGACTCTAAATATATTAACACTTTGACTAAAGAATACACCAGGATTATCATCTAATGATACCCTAGAGGGAAGTGTATTTAATATTGTTAAAATTGATGAACCTGTATCCCATATTCTGTCATCCCAGCTAAATTGCAATTGAGGAGGGTAAATAGTATTAGTATCAATTGAAAAATATTTTAATTCAGGTTGATAATTTTTATTATTTACAAATTCAGGATTTTGTAGTATGATAAATCCGTCACTTGTAATAGCTCCTGTATATTGGGCTCTAATGATGTTTGTTACATTAGCTTGTAAATCATTATCATATCTATAATTAAATGTTTGAGAGGCAGATATTGGATAAGTATTTGTATTAAAATAAGCTACTGTTGAACCTGTCCACCAATTTCCTCCCCCAGCATATCCATTTATATTATTTAAAGGACTTGATCCCGTATATGAACCGGTTGAAAAAGGAGCATAGTTTTGGGTAGCCCATAATTTACTTCCTGAGTAATCTAGCCAGTACCAACTAGTGCCATCCGTTGAAATAGGATCATCTAAATATTGTCCTGAGCCCATTGCCCAAGCCCCCGATACAGGATAAACATATAACTCAGTACCTGTAGGATTAACTTCTAATCCTGTTGCTGTTGCTATATAACATTGTAATTCAGTTTTCCAATAATTATTATTTAAAAATTTAGATTGACTAATTGATCCACTACCAACTTTAACTAAATCTTCTAAAACATAATCAATTTCCTCTGGATTAAAATGAATTAAGAATCTACTAGTTTGGGGTTGGGGATTACCAAATGCAGAAAATTGAGTAATTGTTGACTCAACAATAGGATCTAATCCTGTATTCATATTGGGAAATAATGAATATAAGGTAGCATCTTTGTCAGGAAATATTTTATATACTGCCATTTTATTTAATTATAAGGGTACTACTCTTCCTTTAATATCTATATTAGGATATTTTAATTCAAAAATCATGGGATCTACTGAAGGATAAATAACATTATTTAATGTTGCTGAGTTTATGTCATATGCAAATTCACTATATCCTAATAAAGGATCTGTTTGATTAATAATATTAATAGTTTTAACTGTTTGAACACCATCAATAGCATCTAATCCTATGAATAAATTTTTTAATAAAATAGGTTGATTAATTTGCCATTTATTTATATTAAAATAATCTTGTAAATAAAGAATACATCTACCTAACACATCATCATTATTATAATTTGGTAATACAACAATATCAAATTCAACAGAAATATTAATTATAAAAGCATTTTTAACTTTTATTGAATCATTTAAAACTCTAAATTGAGATAAATAAGTAATAATATTCTGTTTCAAAGCATCAGAAGCTAATCTTAAAGATCCATCCTGATTTAAACTTAAAATATATAAACAAACATTTCCTAAAGCTTCCCCAGGTAAAACATCAGTTATTTTTTCTTTAGTTGTAAATATTTTTCCAATACTACCATATTGAGAAGGTAAACTTAATGCCCTAATATTATAATCATCAGCCGTTACCGCTCTTAATTGAGATTGAAAATTAGATAATGAATTTTGTCTAATTTGATTTAAAGAATCTCCTGAGCTTCCTCCAGTAGCAGCTAAAGTATTATTTACTTGTAAAGTAGCAATTATTTGATTAGCTAAATTTGAATCAGCAACAAATGGATTAACAAAAAATACATTTGTAGTGTTTAATGAAGCTAAATCATTTGCTTGAACATTAGCTTCAACACCTCCTCCTACTAAATATCTTATAGTTAATGTAGTATTAGCAGGAGCTATACCATAAGTATTAGTAAATATAAAGTTTGTAGGTGAATATGCCGTAGTTAATTTATCTTGTTCAAAAGGTAATCCTAAACCTACGTTTTGAGGATTAGGAGTAATAACTTCTGTAGTATCTGTAGGGCTACCAGCACCAAATAATAATCTTAAAGTAGTAGCACTTAAAAAACGAGTTGCAAATCTATTTTGTACTTGTTTTATTCTTAACAAATTAGGGGTATCTGTATTCCCTGAATAGTTAGGATTATTTGGATTTGTATTTTGGATTGAATCAAAAATAGCATCTTGTGCTAAATTATCTACCTCATACCAAACATTTCCTGTGGAATCTACTATATCTAATATACTTACTATATTAGTATCTGTAATATCTGTGTAATTAAATGGTACAGGGTTTGTAAAAGAAACAGTTGTTGATTTAATAGTAGCAGAAATTATATTTCTTGTTTTTTTAAGTAAAAAATATGTAGGAGCAGAATTAGGTCCATTTGTTGAATAAACAGTTACTGTTGTAGGATCTAATGAGCTACTAAAAGTAAAATCAACTTTATCTTTTAATAAAAATTTAATTGTAGAATTTGAAGTTGAATTTATTACGGTATTAGGAAATATTTGTAATGCATAAGTATAATCAGGAATATATGTACTTCCACTAGTAATAGCTGGAATTTGTTGATAAAAATCTATATTAACACTAGCTACTGATGTAACTTTAGGTTTATAACCTAGCATATATGCTAAATCATAAATATTATTAGTTTGACGAGCATATTGTAAGTAAGTTTCTTGAACTTGGTTATCTAAATAAAAAGATAATACATCACCCACGTAAGCTGCCATCTCCATAAACATCATTCCTGGTGATGCGGGAGTAAAATCATTATAAGTGTCAGGAAAATAAGTTTTAGCATAACTTATTAAATTATCTCTTAATGAGGTAAAATCTTTATTTAAATATTTTATATCTCTAATTACTGCCATTTTATATATTTATTGTTAATGAGTCTGTTATACCATAATTAGTTACCTGATAAGTAACATTTATAATTAATGTGTTTTGGTCTGATAGAGAATCATCTATAATTGTACTTAAAATAGTTACGAATGGAAAAAATTGAATGGTTTCTTCGGCTATAATTTTTTTTATAATATCGTTACTAATTACATCTATTTGTTCAAATATTATTTTTTTTAAAGCGCTACCAAAAAAAGGATTAAATACTCTTTCTCCTGGTTCAGTTGAATAAAAATTTATTAAATTATTTTTTACTGCTTCTTTAGTAATATAGTTAGAAAAAAACACTGCTGGAGCACTAAAGGGTAAATTAACCCCAAGTGCTTTTTGAGCAGCTAAATCAATAGGAAATCTATTTCTAACTATAATTGCCATTATTTATTATTCATTAAAGACATTATTTGATCTAATCCTACAGACCCTTCAGGCAAAGCCCCATTAGGATCTACAGGACCTTGAGGTTGGAAATTACCAGCATAAGAAGAATTTGCTACACCACCATGTTGTATTTCCTCTAATATGCCAGCAAACATATTTCTACGTTCGGAGGGAGTTAATTGTTTTGGTTTTTCAATGTGAGGTTGAGCGTAAGTATCTCTTATAGACTCATTTACAACTGTTTTTGGGGTGCGAACTGCTTCCAAAAGAATATCTTTTAATTCTTCTTGAATTGCTTCTTTTACGGCTTCTTTAATAAATTTTCTTAAAATATCAGTTTTCATTATTTATAAATATTGAATTATTCAGCTTTTAAATTATCCCTATTAATTATTAATTTCAATTCATCGATTAAGGATTGATTATTAGTTGTAAAAGAAAAGGGAGTCTGTATTAAAGGGATACCAAATCTATTAAAACCAACTGCTCTTCTTTTAGTTATTCCTGTAGTTGGGTCTTCACTTGTTTCAATATTAATGATAAAACCATTATAACTATCTGTTAATTTTTGTTCCGTAGAGGAAGAATTTACTCCTTGTTCGATAGATTGACCTTGGGAAGCTAAACTTTTTGCTTCTTCATTAAGAGAAACAATATTAAGGGGTGTATTTGAACATTTTTCCAATTGAGTAACAATAGAGTCAATAATAACTTTAATAAAATATACAAAAACAGAAGCTATAGTTAAATATGTAAGTATATTACTTACTTTTCCTTTTAATATAGGTAATTTAGGAGTACCATCTGCTGTAAAAAACAATGTATCTATAATAGTTTTAGTAGTATCAATACCACCAGCAACTGGTCCAGGAACTGCTGGAAGGATAAGAAGTTCAGCTGCTGTTGCTAATCCTAAAGCTGCTTTTGTTACATCTATTAAAGTTTGGGTAGCATCTATACCTGTTACTGAATATTTTCCATATTTGTTTATAATATCTAAAAGTTTAGTAACTTGATTTAAATTACTAATAAGATTATTTAAATTGCTAACAGTTTGATCTATTGTCAATTGGGGAGGGCATACATCAGAAGGTAATAAAGTATTACCTACTTGTTTCATTCCTAATTTAACTCCATATTGTAAAGCTATAGGGATAAGTTGTGGAATAAAATTTAAAACTTGTTTTTTTAATAACTTAATAATACCATTATCCTCTTTAGGTTTGTTAGTTTCACTACTAAAAGCAGTATTTAATAATTTAGGATCTACATACGGTTGAAGTGCCATTATTTAGTAAATGTATTTTTAGATTTTATACTTTCAAGATTAGGTCCATATAAACTATTTTGAAGAGCCGTTAAATTAGTAGCTACAGCAGTACCTGCGGCGTTTAAAGAAACTATGGGTCCTCCAACTACTGGAACAGAAACTGCTGAACCACAAGCGTTTGCTAATGTACTAAGATTACTTATTAAGTCATTTAATAACTTAACTGTGTCATTACCTAATAATACCGGTTGAGTATCATTTTTATCACTTAAATATACTTTAGGTGATTGTATTATAGTTTCGGGAGAATCTATATTTACACTTTCAGCAGCATTTAAATTAACTGATTTTTTAGAAGTTAATAAAATATGATCTTCAAAAGCATTAATTACTACTCTTCCTGAGTTTACTATGATTTGATTTGAAGAATATTCTTTAGGAGTAGTTGGAGGATTTTGTTTATAACTTTCATACTTAGCACTTGATGCTTCTAAAGGAATTTTTTGAGTAGTACTAAAATAAACTGAACCCGAATCTAAATTAATGTTTTCTGTAATAGGGTACCATGCTTCTTTTGGATCATTATATTGTCCATTTCTAATAATTAGAATAGGGTCTCCATCAGTACCTGTTGAAGACCAATTATTATCCCTATCTTTAACAGTAGAACCAAAACGTATAGATTGACCCCATCGACCTTCATAAATTACATCTCCTTCATAAGGTTGCAAGTTTTTAATATTTGCTCTTTCTTTAAAAGTTTCACCTAAAGTTATATCTTGAACTCCATCAGTTACTTTTATTCTAGAACCAGCTTCAATCTGTGAATTTGTTTTTGTTTCTGAAGATGTTTTTGTTGTACTTGTATTAGGATCAGGTAAAGCATTATTGTGAACACTATTCCATAAATTAACTGGTTGGAAATAATAAGGAATAACTGTGTTTTTATTTATAAAATTAGGATCTTGTAAATCTACACTAGGCATCCCCATTATATAAACAATTTCGTTTATTAAGGGAACATTTCTTAAATTAGTAAATAAAGGTTGTGCAAAAGTATAGTTTGAAAATTCATCAACCTTAGTATCTGCTGGGGTTGGACGTGTAAGTGAATCAAATAATATTCCTCCTAAAGAGTATTGACCACCATAATTTTTGTATAATTGAGGATATTCTTCTTCTATTTGCTTTAAGTCAAGAAAAACAAATTTTACTCTAACAGCTTTAATTTCAAAAGCTTTAACACTTCTATTTCTATGAATAAAGGAATTAATATTAGCACCTAAACCAGAACGTTCCCTTGTCATTATTTTTTATCTCCAACGTTTTTAGCTAAATCAAATAATTGAGCTTTTTCCTCATCAGAAAATATTAAATCATTAGCTCCAGTTTGTGCTTGTACTTGTAAAGCACGTTGAACAATTGTAGCCATTTTAATTAATTGTTCATCATTTTTAATGCCAATTTCCATATATTCTTTAATTAATGGTACAACTAGAGTAGCATCACCTATATCAGTAATAAGTGGTTTTAATTCTCCAATTAAAGCAGAAATTTGATTTTCTTTTTTCTTTTGGTTATTGTAAATTTCTTCTAAAATATCGGAGAATTTTTTCTTTTTAAATATTATATTATCTAAACTCATAAAAATTTTGATTATAAATATTTAAATTAAAAACTTGTATATCCGTGTTCTAAATAAAATATATAACCTTTTTTAAAAATGTCATAAAGTTGATTTGCTATTTTTGTAATTTTAGGGGTTTTAGCATCAACTTGTTCACGGATATAAATGTATAAAGCTTTTTTATTAAAAACATCTAAATTTTCTCTTTTTCTAAATAATTCCAATATTGCGTCTGCTATTTGAGCATCATAATCTTTTGGAAAAATCTCAAATATATGTTCAGTACAATGTTTTACAAATTTATCTATATAAATAGATAAACGTTCATTAGAAGAAGTATCATCTATATTATATGAATGATTTTCATCCTCCTCTAAAACCTCTATAGATGTTGTATCGATTCTTTTTTTATAATTTTTTTGATTAGATAATATTAAGTAACGTTTAGCAATAGTTCCAAAATATGAATATGCTTTAGTTCCTTTATTTTGGTCATAAAGATGGATTTTATTTAATAAAAAAGTAATTACTTCATGCTGTAAATCCTCAATATTATCTACCTCTGTATAATAGAATTTGAATGTATGAATAATATTTTCTGTTAATTTAAAAAAGGCATAATGAATTTTTCTTCTATATATTTTGCTTCTTTCATCAGGATCTATTGTATTGTTATATAAAACAATAGCATCCTCGGTTTCTTGAGTAAAGTATTGTTCCCCTTTTTTCTTTTTTACTATGGATAATTCCATTATTTAATTTCCTTGATAATAAAGGCATTCAAAATAGTTTGAATAGTTTTAATTTGTTCAAATACAAAACCTATTTCATCATCGGATTTAAAAGAACCTTTATAGTCTACTTCTTTTAGTTTTTTATCTGTTGCCTCAATGGTATCTGATATTTTGTTGAGATAAGTCATATATCCTGCTAAAATATCTTCTTGTTTTTCATTTTTACGTAAAAGATTAAAGGTCGTGAATCCAAAAATCACGACCATTATTGAAAGAATTATAATTGTTAATATCATAAATTATCTAATAGAGTTTTTAATCCCTCACTTTTAATAGTATTTAAAGCTTTGGCTTTGATACCTGA